GTAGTATCATCGTGTAGGTCGTCGGTGCAAGTACGATGCCGCCGCTCGTCAACTCCTGTGCCGCGTCGATCGCAGCTCGCAGCACAGCGAGGACGTCCGTGTCCTCGTCCTGCTCTGTGACACGTAGCCACGACTTGGCCTCAGTTAGGCTCACAGGCAGATTTGTGGCAGGCGTTGTGACTTGCAATATCATTTTGCTTTGGCCTTTGCCTTCGGCTTATCGAACCGTTCGCGTGCCTTACCCTTGCGGATTAGGTCGCGTGCGATCGGTCGAAAGAACTCGTACTTGCCTGGCGAATAACGTCCCCAGGTTTCGAGTAGGTCGATCTTCATTAGCGTTGCCATTGTGTGGCTCCTATTGTCGGTATGTAGTGTGGTGGCTACCTGACCACCTTTGCGGGGATGCCTTGCTTGCGATAGTCGGTAGCACGTTGCATGACGGGTGCGAAGCTCTCTTCCGCCTGTGACGGCCACGTGATGATCTCTTCCATGTGTCCGACGGGAACTTTGTTGGCGACGAATAGCGTGTTGCCGATCGCTCGCCACTTTTTCCAGAAGTCGATGTCGGCGTCGGTGCGGCCCTCTTCCCACTCGCCGTCGTCGTTTGGTGTTGCTACCATCCACGGTTTGGGGAATGCTCGCAGTGTCGACGAACGGAACAAAGTAAGGCCAAAGTGAGCTGTCGAAATCTTCGTCAGGTTACGATGGAATTCAGTCGACCGAACTTGCGTCCGCGGTTTGCCTTCCGCGTCACTCATGCCCATCAACGCGGTCTCGGCACCACGCTTACTCTGCACGCTTGTGATGGCGTCTGCCTCGGGGTAGGCTTGCATCAGCCGATACATCTCAATGACGGCGTCGTAGTCGAAAATCGTGTCGTAGTCACACGTGAACACGAACTCATTGTCGGGCTCTGCGATGGCTTGCTCGATCTGCTTGCTCAACACCTGATGCCAGTAGGCTCCCTGTCCCATGTTGTACGGCACGTGAGCCATCATAAACGCTCGGGCCGCCACCTGTTGGTGGAGGATCGCACCGTAACGCGGGGCCGACAATACTGCCACCGTGTTCTCGCAGGTCGTCATCTCGTTCGTGGGTTTGTAGCCCTGGAGGTTCAACGAAATTGGCAGGCACGCACAATCGTTGTTGAATCCTTCCCACCGGCCGATACGCACTAGCCCCGTGTCGGCCATCAACTCGGCCAGTGATTCGGAGTCGAACACGCAATGATGGACGTCGCTTGCGTCCGTGTGCGAGCCCATTATGTACAACTGTGTTGCGATCGGCTCACCCGCTCGGTATCGCTTCGCTACCTCATTGAAGTCGGGAACCGCGATCCGTATCCTGCCGCCCGGCTCCAACTTAGACACCCAGTGCTTGAGCACCTTCGACACCTCACGATGCCCGAAGTGCTCTAGTAAGTGGCTGCAATAGATGTCGGCAATCGAGCCGTCTTTGATGCCTGCCAGCGGGTACGCATTCTTCCCATTCTTCAAGTCGATCGTCGTGTAGCCTTTGAGCGTCTTCTCGCCGGCACCGATGTTCAGTCGCAGCGGTTGCCGCTTTGCCTTCGGCTTCGTCGCTTTGGCTTTCGCCTTCGGTTTTCGTGTGGCTGGTTTCCTGGCCATGACTCACCTTGTGTTGCGGGGTGTTGCGGGATGTTATGTACGGGGTAAAACCCCAGCGGCGGCACACCCCGTGAGACCACCGCCGGGGTAGGTCGCTACGCGAGTTTCCGTTGAGCCGCACCTGCCGTCGCGGCCGAGTTGGCGTGGATGTCGCCACGGCTCAGGATGCCGATGGCAGCGATCGTACCAGTTTGACCGGAAGCGAGGGCCGACACGCCCATGTACCGCTTGCGGCCTCGCAGGTCGACAAGCTGCTGGAAGTTCAGCAGCGACGTCTCGGCGGTCGCCGTGTTGTTGATCGTCAACGCCGCGATCGTAGTGAAACTACCCGCCGTGCTGGCCGTACCTTCACCTAGCGTCAGGTCGCCGATGGGGTATTCACCTGCCGACGGCGTGTCGTTGATGCTGATTACCTTGAGGTAATCCCAGCCCTTGCAGTCAACCACGCCTGTGATCTCATCGCCACCCGCAGTCGTCGCGGTCGTGACTTGCGGCACGATCATCACAACAACCTTTTCCTCTTGAGAATGAATCATGGTCTTTCTCCATGTTTGAGTATCGAAATAGAAAACGAATCCTGCCTCGTTGGTTGATTACGCATCGTTGGTTGTAATGCAGACCATCGCCCCCGGGTTGCTCGCGTCGCCGCGGCTGTGGACGTTGATGTCGTACCGCATCGTACCGCGAATCGCCAAAGCGTCCGAAGCGAAGTACAGGCTCTCGTCGATGTCCAGCGTCATGCCGCGACGGTCGCCGAACATCGTCGACATTCCCATGTCGCCGAAGTAGCAGATACGTGTCTGATCCGTCTGCACCGCAAGCGATTGCACCGTCGACAGATTGAACACAACGGGGAATCCGAGGAACTGAGGACGATTGGCCCCGCCTTCCACGAGTGGTATCGTATTGCCTCCAGCCGACGTCATCAACCGTGACATACTGGCGTAGAATCCAGGCTTGCTGATGAACCACGCGGGCTGGATGCCCGGGTACATCGGAATCAGCCCGACCGCCTGCTCAAAATCAACGAGGTCGAGGAGGCTGAATCGCGTATTCCCACCAGCCGCCTCCGCTTCGCAGCCAGCAGCCAACGCACTGACGAGCCCGACGATGCCGTGGTAGGTCGCCGTGCCGTCGCCGAGGAACAACGCATCATCTTCCTTTTGGGCGAACGCCCGAGCGATCTCGACGGCCAGTGCGTCGGCAATCGAGATAACGCTGTCCTCGTTCAGCTCGGAACTGACTTTCGACAGCGTGGCCCACTTGCGGGCGACCAACTCGACGGCTCCCCACGACATATCCGATGGCGTGATGGTCGCATTCTCGTTGACCGCGTAGGCAGTCAAGCCACCGTCGCGGGTCGGCACGGTCAACGTGTCCGAGCCCATCGGCATGTTCTGGCACCACTGACGGGCGACGCCGTACTCTTCGACCAAGTCGATGACGGTCGCCTCGAACTCAGGGAACACGACATTGCCGCCTGCCGTGTTGATGTTGGTCGACATGGCATTCTGGATGCCGTGATCGCGACACCACTGATCGTCCTTGGGATTCCGCCAGAGGCGGGCACCCATGAATCGGCCTGCGGTGTAGGCGTCTTCCATCGCGTTCGGGCCTTTGAATGCCTTCAGGCGATTCCGACGTCGGGCGGTCGCGGGGATGATGAGGCGAGTCGCCCCGTCGTCTTCCGGCGTGCCCTGTTGGGGTGTGACGGCCGTGCCCGGTGCCGTCGGCTCTGGCTGCTTTCGAGCCAACATGATGGCGTCGATCTTCTCTTGCCGCTCGATCTGCGGGCCGTACGATTCGATGTCGGCGATGAGCTTGTCGATCTTCGCTTGCTCGTCGGCGGTCGGGCCACGATTCTCTGCTTGGCAGAGTGCGTTCGCCCCGTCGAGTTCATCACACAGAGCGGACTTCTGCTCTTGCAATGCCTTGACTTGTAATCCGATAACCATTGGAGGTACTCCGTAACAGCCGACGCACGGAGCACTCAACGAAAATGCGACGTGGAAACGTCGGCAGGTTGACTAATCAACTTGCTGATGCTTTCACGCCGCACATGGGTGGCGATCGGACACCGCCCGGGGCTCGGCTTGCGGCACATGGGCCGTTCGCTGTTACCTCGGGGTCGGATGAATTGTAAATCGTGACCGGTGATTCACCTATAGGTAGGCTCAGCCGGCCGAAGCCTTAACTGGAATCGTACACGCTCCGCCGAGGTTGTCAACCCCGATTTATCTGCCATCGCAGGCCGGCCTGATCGATAGCGAAGTCGACAGCCCGTGTGCCGGGAACTCGCCCGAAAGGCCCTTGTGATCGATGGTACGCCAGCAAAAACCCGCCACCACCGGCACCGCAACACACCGCCCGGCCGTCGATAGATGCCTCAATGTCGGCCATCGTGTCCGTGAATGAGCCGGGAGCCATCTTGCTCTTCCAGTGCGAGTAGACGCCGATCTGGCTGCCCATCTCGTCAATGCCCATGTCCAGCATCTTGGCCGTCGCGGTCGCCGCGTTCATCAGCCCCTCGACATTTGCGGGTTCGTAGTCCTCGATGACGTCCTCCAGTATATTCTTCGCGAGCCGCCGTTGGCCGGTGTCGAATAGCAGCCATCTATCCTGGTACGGCAATTCCCGCCATGACTCGACGACATCGGGCACGCCACCCGGCTCCGCCTCCAGTAGTTTCACACCGGGATCGATAGCCCCGGCCAGATCCTGCCAGCCGCCGCCCGTGAACCGCCGCTCTAGTTCCATGCCACGCCGCATCAACTCGTCACGATCAATAGACTCCCCCCCCACGCACGCCAGTGCGGTCAGTATGGCCCCGCCAAGTATCGATGAGGCTCCAAGCCCGCTACCTGTCGGGACGCCGCTATAGGTCGTCAGGTCGATACCAGTGCCGAGATACCAGATGGCATCAAATAGCGGCTGCCCTGCCACGTCGACGGAGGCGGCGTGTAGGGCCCCTGGTGTTGTCGGATTGACCTGGCCTCCCGTGCCGACGTTGACGGTCGACATTATCCCTTGATCGATGGAGTGCCACCGCACCATCTTATTGTCCAGCCCGTTCGGCCGTGCCCAGACCTGGATCGGTTGCCTGCCCTCGATCGTGATAGCCGCGTTGACCACGCGGCCGCCGTACTTGTCGGAAATGGGCGGCGTGTCGCTCCAGCCGCCCGCCAGGTCGATCCTGACAGGGGCCGTTACGTGGACCGTCTGGCCACGCTCCAGTGGGGTGTTCGGGGTGGTTTGCATTTCGTTCCCTTCGTTAGAGTTTCGCTCTCGCAACTTTGGCAGCGAGTTCGTTGGCGTCGCGTTGGGCTATACTAATAACAGACTCACCGCGGAGTATGTTGTCTAGGATCAGTTCGTTCTGTTGCTTGGGGGCGTTGCGGAACCGCCCAGGCTTCCACTGTGCCGCCGTCGCAAGCTGCTCAGTCACCTCATCGGCGAACCCAGCCTCGACGGCTTCCGGTCCAGTGAACCACGTCTCGTCGGCCAGCAACTCGGCCACGTCCGCGACGGGCTTCCCACTTCGACGGCTGTAGACTTCGGTGATCTGCCCGTCGACTTTGTCCAGCAGGTCCGCTTCCTTCCGCATCTCGTCGGCGTCGCCCCAGACACCACCAGACGCTCGGTGGATCATCATCATCGACGCTTCACCCATCCGCCTGGTAGTGCCAGCCATCGCGACAAGCGACGCGGCAGACGCGGCCAGCCCGTCCACCTCGGTTATGATCTCCGCGGGGTGGGAAGTCAAGGCAGAGTACATCGTGTACCCATCCCAGACGCTACCGCCTGGGCTATTGATCCTCACTCGGATCGTCTCGACAGACTCCGGCAGGGCGGCCAGTTGATCCACGAATGTTTTCGCGGAGATTTCGTCACCCCAGAACTCCGCCCCGATCTCACCGTAAATGAATACCTCAGCCTCGCGGCTGTCGGCTTTGTTGGTGATCTTGAATTCTGATTTCATTGTTTCTCCCCCTCGGGAAAGAGTTGGTTGATGGTATCGTCGATCCGTTGGGGCCAGGTTTCGAGTTCGGCGTCGACGGCGGATGCCAGCCCAGACAAAACGCAACAGCCCGAGAGTTCGCGAATACGCATCTTTGATTCGTATGAATGCGATTCCCATAGGTCATCGGCACTTCGGAACTGTCCGCCTGTTACGTCTTCGGCGACGGCCAGCACTCGCGACACGGACTCCACGTATACCGTAGTAGCACGGCCATCATAAAACGCACGGCACGCCTCAAGAAAATTCTCAGCCTTGCACGCCTTGCGAATCGCCTTTTGTTCAATGGCAAGCATCCGCATCATGCGGTCGCGTACCAACTCCCGCAGTGAACCCGTCGGCACGTTCGGCGGCTCGGGCTCGTCTTCCTCTTCCGGCTCTTCCGGTGGCGGCAACTGGAGCGGCTCGGGCTCCGGCGGCTCTTCTCCGACGATGGCCATGTTTGCCGGCCGCCAGTAGTCGTCTCCGTCGTCACCGATGCCGTTCACGTCTTCCATTGCTCGGATGTCGTTTGTGCTCCAGACACCCCACTGCTTACCGATGGCATAGGCCTCGAACCGGCTCTTTGTATCACCTCTCAACAACGGTGCCGTCGAGAACTTGAACTCGAAGTCCCCGCTCCGTTTCTCAACCTCGGTCAGCAGCTTGAATGTTAGCTCTTCCTCCCACGTGACGAGCCACCGCATCAACGCTTGATTGAGGTACGCCTGCGATTGCACCTCTAGGCTGCTATAGCTTGTCGCGACGTCCGCCCCCAGTTTCCACGGCGGCAAGTTGAACCACGACGCAACGTCGATACGCTGGAACTGCCGGGCCTCTAGCCACTGGCTGTCTTTATTCGACATGCTCATTGGATTGAACGTCATGCCCTCTTCCAGTATCGCCACCCGCATCGCGTTGTCGACGCCTTGGTGTAACGCCTCCCAGTTCTTCCGCAGCTTCTCGCCCGCTTCGGGGTTACGGAACTTGCCGGGGTGTTGTAGCACGCCGCTCGGTCGGCTGCTGTTTTTGAAAAACGACCCTCCGTTTTTCTCGGCTGCCATGCCAAGTCCCCACGAGTTGCGGGCCAGTGCGATTACGCTGTGCCCGACCAGACCATCGAAGCCAAGCCCCTTGATGTGTAGGATGTCCATCGGCGAGAACGGCACGTCTTTGCCGTCGATCTTCGACATGTAGCCCAACGTGCCATCCTCGACAACAGGCCACGTCCTGTCTGGCAGCAACGGCAGTAATTCCTCGGGCCGTCCGCCTCGCCGATTGATTACCGCGTAGCCGTTACCCCACATTAGAGCGTGACTTTGCAGCGTCATCTTGAACGTCTGTGATGTCATCACGTCGTTCGGCCTGCCATGTAACAGACGGAAGCCTGGATGCTCTCGCACACGCTCGCGGTTGTCGCCGTTGTGCTTCACCACAAAGACAGGCAACTGCGACACGTCGCCCGCTATGACGTTGTTGGCTTGCCAGACGGGTGCGTACGTCAACGCGGTCTTGCCGTTGACGGTGATGCCGCTGTCGGAATTGCCGCCGCCGAGTGCATCGAGGAACCATCGGGCAGGATTCGCTAGGCCACTCGATAGGTTGACGATGCCGCGGCCGATGTTTTTTATCCATTTGAACATTACAACTACACTACTTCTGGGGTGCTATGTAGATTAAAGAGTGCACGAAAATCATCGTCGGAATGTTGCTGCACTTCGAACTCTGCAACAGACCGAACCAGCCAATCTAATCGGTCTATCACAAAGTTTCCATCCTCGCACCGCACGTAGATAGATTCAGGGTTCGACAGCATCTCCCCGTCGCGTAGCCCGAACTCAACACAGAACGGCTGCCTTACAAACTCAAGCACCGCCTCGATATTCTCGCCCGTCCATTGTATCGCAGATACCTTGACGGGCACGCGTGTCGCTTTTATCGGCGTCTTCATAAAAACTGTAGCTCCCCGTCTTCGTAGACTGATTCTGTTGGTCCGGCTGCGGCCAACCCGAGAGCCATGATCGTTGCGACGATCGCATCGATACGCTCTGTACTATGCTTCTTTGATGGCTTCCAGTTGTCCGCCGCATCTATCTCCAATGCGGCGTTACTGGCACACCATCGCAAGACGGGGTGCATTGCATGTACAATCAACTCCTCCGCAACGAGTCTGTCAAACTCTTTACACGGCTCGTTCATCGACTTCATTCCCTGCCGCCACTCTACGATCTCGAATCCATCCTCTTTCGATAGCTCCGACATAAGCTGCTCGGCGTTCCATGGATCGCAGGCTATCGACTGTATGTTGTACACATCGTATAGCTCGTTGATTCTCTTGCGTATGAATCCGTAATCTATCCGGCTTGCATCGGGTATCAATTCGAGGTGCCCTTGCCGTGCCCACGTGAGATACGGCACGCGGTCTTGCTTCTCGCGTTCCGCCGCTACACGTTCCGGCACCCAACAAATCGGTAGCACGGCAAACCGCCCGTCGTCCAACGGAAACGCAAGCGTTAATGCCGTTAGATCTTTCTTCGTCGACAGGTCGAGCCCGGCGTAGCATTCGGCACCACGCAAGTCGGGCAGCGGCTCATTGCCGCAGGCGTTCCACTTCTTCATACTCAGCCACCGTACCGCCTGTTCGGTCCACTGGTTCAGGTACAGTTGCCGGAACGTGTTCTCGTACGCGGGGCTGGCTTTCGCACGTTCGCATTCCGCCTCAAGGAAATCGAGCTTGACGCTCACGCCGAGGTTAGGATTGCACTTAGCCCACACCTTCGGGTCGGTCCAATCTTCATCCTCTTCCGCGAAATAAAGCACGGGCAGGAAGTCCGTTGCGGGCACGTCGCCGTCGCGGACCTTGCAAGCGTACTCGTGCTCTTCCCAGCAGATGCTGTGGCGGTCGAAGCCTGCTGTTGTGATAGTGACCAAGAGCGGATTGTCCCGCGAACCGAATGACGTTTTCAGCACGTCGAATAGCTCACGCTTCGGCCACACGTGTAGCTCGTCAACGATGACGCCGGATAAGTCGCCGCCGTGGTGCGTGCCGGCTTCGCTGCTGGTTGCTTTGTATGTGCCGTCTACCGCTCCGTGGCTGTTGCGGTATTCGATGTAGTTTTTGAACGTCGTGGCACGGCCGCTTAGATCGTCGCTACGTTCGACGTTCTGCTTGGCGAGGTTGTAGACGATGCCCGCTTGCTCTCTTGTACTTGCGGCTCCGACGATCTCGGCCCCCGGCTCCCCGTCCATGAACAGCATCAGCAGAGCGATGCCCATAGCCAACGTCGACTTGCCATTCTTCCTGGGTATCTCGATGTGGGCGAACCGATAGCGGCGGGTGCCGTCTGGTCGCATCCATCCAAAGAGAGTACCCACTATGTCCGCCTGCCATGGCTGGAGGTGAAATGGTTTGTTCGCAAATCGCCTGCCCTTGATGAACCGCAGGAACCTCGGGAAGAAATCGATTGCTTTCTGTGCGGCGGCGGCATCGAACGTACAATCCCCGGGGTTGGCGTCGGGGCGGTAGCCACCCGGGAACTCGCAATGCTCGACTGTCGCGTTCGCAATCACGGATCTTACGGAACTGGCGTGAGGGGTGTTGTCACGCTGGCTTCGTTAGTTGTCGCTGTGTCGTGTCGGTCTGGTTCGGTTTGCCAACAGCGGGCCGAGTAGATTATCAACCTGCCGCTCCGTCTCCGCTAACATCGCGTCTAGGTTCTCGATTACACTCACCAATACTTCCACGTTGCGATCGCCTGCCAGAAACTTACACGTCGGGCAGCAATCGTCATCGTCATCGCACTTCAGTACAGACGATTTGTATTCCATCTACTCCCCTCCTTTGAACTCGTCCAGTGCATCGCCGACGGCCTTCACGCTCGGCAGTTTACTCTCCGCCAATGCTGTTATGCCGAAATCGACGGCCAACTGGCGGATCGTGTTAAGCGATTGGTTCTTTATCTGCATACATGGATTCGGATACAGTGAACCTTTTTCGTTTTGCGTAACAGCTCCATTCTTTGCCTCATCCTTCAGTGCGTTTCCTAAAGTGTCCCACGCTTGGCAGTAGACGCCGAACATACTCAGCCTGGCTGGCGTCAATCGTGCTTCCGCGATCAACACAGGGCCAGCACGCCGCCACTCTTGCAATCCCCATGCCTCCAGGTATTCCGGCGGCTCGGGTAGTGCCGTATAGGCTGCCGTCTT